GAAGCAGATAGAAATCTTCCAGATATTAAAGCAGCTGATAATTTAATTAACACTGAAATCACTAGATTGAGTGAAGAACTTACAGATGCACAAAACGAAGAATTACTTGGACTTTCTGATGGTTACCTAGACGCTACAGTTTCTAGAGAAGCAGAAGGTTTAAAAGAAGGTGATCCTATTAAAGTTGATGCAGTAGAATATGCTTCAGCTGGAAAAGACGACACATTAACTGTTTTTGCAAACGACGAACCTCTTAGAATTGAAAAGTTCAAAGTTGCTTTAGAAGCAGGTGCAGGAGTATAATCCCCACATATAAATTATAATAAAGCCCGTTTGGAAACAAATGGGCTTTTTTGTGTATAACCCTAAACTAAATAGGACTAATGGCCAGAAAAAAGAATTACCTCAACAATAAGGATCTTTACAATGCAATAGTAGAATCTAAAGATCAAGATAAACTGACAGCTACAGCAGAGAAAATGTTAATGTTACTTGCAGAAAGAGCAATAAATAAATTAACATATGTAAATAGCGACGATAGACAAGATTGTTTACAATTCGCAATGTTAGATTTACTAAAATACTGGCGTAATTTTAACCCAAAGTATACTAATGCATTTGCATATTTCACAGAGATAGCAAAGAGAGGATATGCTAAAGGATGGAATAAAATACACCCACAAAAATATAAAAATACCCTTTCAATGGATAAAATCTCATCAAGAGATTCTACAGGTGAAGGTGGAATGTTTAACATATAATGTCAATAAAAAATGTCAAGCCAACCAATAATTCAGGATTTGTACAAGGGTATTTCATACCAACAAAGCCAGAGAAGTATATTGGCCCGACACCAATTATATACAGATCATCTTGGGAAAGAAAGTTTATGATAATGTGTGATACTAAAGATAATGTTGTTAAATGGGCGAGTGAGCCCGTTGAGATCAAGTACATCTGGTCATTTGACAAAAGAGAACACAAATATTATCCTGATTTTTATATGAAAACAAAGACTGAAGAAGGATTTGAAGAATTTTTAGTTGAAATCAAACCTGAAGCACAGATAAGAAAGCCAGAGCCTCCAAAAAAGAGAAGTAAAGGAGCAATCAAATCATATAAGTTTCTAGCAGAACAGTATGTTAAAAATATGGATAAATACAAATATGCCAAAGCCTGGTCAGAAAACAGAGGTTGGAGGTTTATTGTGCTTACAGAAAAGTCACTTAAATAATGGGTCAAATTAAGAAAGACATAAAACAATTATCTAAATCCGCAGGTAGCATGAGTAAGGCTATTAATGAGGCTAAAAAATGGTTTGACAAGGGCAAAACAAAAAGTATTGCAGATACTCGTAGACCGTTTTTACCTGGAAAGATATATGTTTTTGAATATAAAAAGCCCAAGCATATTGATAGGATAGCATGGTTTGATGCTAATCCTGTTGTTTTAGCGTTAGATCCAACAGATGCCGGAAACGATTGCGGTATAAATCTAAATCTTTTGCCACCTCAAATTAAAGAAGATCTATTAGATTTTGTTTATGAACAAATGAAAGGTCAAATAGAAAATCAAAAGAAAGGCGGATCATCAGATAATGCAAAAAAACAAAGTGAACTTAAGTTTACTTATGAAGGTGCAAAAAGATTTTTAAAGGAGTATGGTTTTGATTTTGCAATAAGACAATACATTCCAAACCTCAAGACAAATCAAAAAATGGTCTCTTATGAAAGTTGGGCAAAGATAGCTATTCTAGACTTTGCGGATATAAATGGTAGTGATATAAACAAGATCCAGGAAGCATTTAGAAACCACTTAAAGAAATGAGATATATAAAACATAACATAAATTAAAAACTATGGCAGGATTTACAGAGAAGAGAAACGGACCATTGAGCGTAAACACAAAACCGTTCAGTCTCTCAAGCGCACTTAAAACGCTGAGTAGCTTCGGCATGCGCTACGATGACCTAGTACTTAGACAGTCACAAGCCATCGGTCCAATGGAGGATCAGATCGGTTATGGGGAAATGAACCCATTCGGTTACGACAACGATGATATTTATGGTGCATTCGCAGCAATGTCAATGACTGACATTAATCTTAAAAAGAATATTCCATTCTTTGATAAAGATTACATAAGTAAAAGAGACGAATTAAGAAGATTCTCAACCAACGATGAAATCGAAGACATTTTAGATATTCTTTGTGATGAGGCTATAGTATACGATGAGAAGAATTTCTTCGCTCAACCTGAAGTTTTAGGACTTGATATATCTGACAAAGTAAATAAAGACCTTAACAGGTATTTCAGACAGATTTATCACTACTTTGGTTTTACAGAAGATCAATCAGCATGGTACTATTATAGAAAATTCTTAATAGATGGTTATTTATCATTTGAGATAATTTATTCCCCTGACCAAAAAGAAATTATAGGTTTTAAAGAAATTGACCCAGTTACGTTAATCCCAGGATATAACAACGACGATGGTAAGAAAGTTTGGGTACAATATAAAGATGATCCAGTAAAAGAGAGAAAATTATACGATTCACAGATCATATACATCTCATACTCGTCTATCACAACAGCATCGAGAGTCTCTTACTTAGAAAGATTAGTAAGATCATTTAACCTACTTAGAATTATGGAACACACCAGAGTGATCTGGTCAGTTACCAATGCATCGTTCAGGATGAAGTTTATTATCCCTGTCGGCGGTAAATCTAAAACAAGAGCAAAGCAATCGCTTTCTCAGTTAATGAATTCATATAAAGAACAGGTTGATTTCGATTGGGATTCAGCTTCACTTTCGACTGATGGTAAACCAATGCTTCAATTTAGTAAAGAATATTGGTTACCTTCTAAAGATGGTGATTCACCAGAAATTGAAACATTAGGTGGTGAAGGTCCAGAATTAAATGATACAGAAGCACTTAAGTATTTCTCAGATAAACTTAAAGCTGTTTCTAAAATTCCATACAATAGATTCTTATATGAAGATGGTGGCGGGGAATTTAACCTTGCAGCTGATGGTATGATTAGAGATGAGATTAAGTTTGGTAAATTTATCAAACGTTTAAGATCTACATTCCAAGAGATATTAGTAAAACCTTTGTATTTACAGATTTGTTTAAAATACCCAGAATTTATTGATGATCCACAATTTAAAACTCAAGTTGCATTAAGATTCAACGAAGAGAATATGTTTGCTGAAATGAAACATATGGAAATCATGGAAAAAAGACTTGAATTCATTGGTAACATGAGAGATAGTTTAATGACAACTAATCAAGAAACCATGGAAGAAGAGTATTACTTCGATCAAGAGTACCTAGTTAAAAAGTACTTAAAGTTATCTGATGACGAAATAAGATCTAACGAAGCAGCAAAATCTGCAAAAGCTAGAGAAGAAGCTGAAGCTCCTGAGGAAGAAGACGATGGAATGGGCATCTAAAATAAATTGAATATATAAATTATTATGAAAGTAATTAAAACAATCGAATCATTTGCAAAAGAATCCCGCTACAATAGAGTTATTGAAGCGGCAGTAAGAGCAGGTGAAGAATCTAAAGTCTACATCGACGATATCGATACAGACTCTGGCAAAACAGTAAAGGCTGTTGAAATCATCGGAGCTATTGCAGCATATCCAACAGAGAAAGAATTTAAAAAGTATTTCTATGATCAATACGGAGAGAATGCATTTGGTGAAGGTGAAATTGAAGTCATTATCAAATATTACAATGACGTAAAAGCTGAAGATGCCGAAGCTGAAAAAGAAGCTGAAAAAGAAGAAGGCGGAGACGGTGAAGAAGGCGGTGAAGATGATCCACTGGCAGACCTATAAAGGTAATAAGATAATTACATAATATCTAAAGGATATATATTAAAAATAGAAAAATCCACTAATATGAAAAAAGCAAAGGATTTGCTAATCGTTGAAATGTCGTCGTCGGCTCTGAATGTTACATCTTCAGAGAACAAAGATTACGTTCTCGAAGGAGTATTTGGTCAAATTGATCAAAAAAATAGAAATAATAGAATTTATACTGAAGATGAGTATGTTCCTCAAATAGAGGCTCTTCAGGCTAAAATCAAATCTTCTAAACTGTTAGGTGAATTAGATCACCCACAGCAGTTTGATACTTCATTGAAAAACGTGTCACACGTCGTCGAAGACTTATACTACGATAAAGATAGCAAAGAAGTAAGAGGTAAAATCAGATTATTAGATACTGATGCAGGTAGACAAGCTAAAGCATTAGTTGATGCTGGTGTACCATTACAAATCTCATCAAGGGCAGCAGGAGCTGTTGAGTCAAACGGTAAAGTAAAAATCAAGCAATTATTCACTTACGATTTAGTAGCTGATCCTGGCTTTGAAAATGCAGAACTTAAAAGAGTTAATGAATCTTATGGATTTGGAAACGACACTGGCGTATACATTTACGAGATGGGTGAAGCTAATGTTACCGAAAATATTGAAAATCAAAACACAAACATAGAAATAAAAGAAAACAAAAACATGGAGGAATTCGTAAAAGCCGAAGACTTTAATAGATATTCTGAATATCTAGCAAAAGAAATTAAAGGCATAAAAGAGTCAATGGACGCTAAAGCTGCCGATGCTAGTGAAGACATGACTGTAGAAAACATTAAATCTCACAATAATCATATTGCTGACAATGTTAACACATTATCAGAGTATGTTACTTATATAGCTGAGAAATTAGACCAATCTATTCAATATTCTGAGCATGTTGCTGAGAAAGCAGATCAAGGTATATCTTATACTGAACAAGTTGCTGAGAAATTAGATCAAGGTATTCAATATTCTGAGCATTTAGCTGAGTCTATTACTAAAGTAAAGGATTTTACTAACTATTTAGCAGAAGAACATAATTCAGGAGCTGATTCAGCTGCTAATATGTTAGGTTATGTTGAATACTTAAGAGAAAACTTACAATCTATATCTGAATACGCGGAATACATTGCAGAATCAATCAACGAAAATTTAGTAGTTGAAGATGGCGCAGGCGTTGATGCTGAAGAATTAGAAGATGAAACAACTGATGAAACACCAGAAGTTATTGACGGTGACGGTGACGAGTACGAAAAAGCTGCAGACAGAGCGGAAGATAATTCAGACGAATTAGAAGACGAAATCTTAGACGGTGATGAAGGTGCTAAAGAAGTTACTGAAGATGAAGGTGAAGAAGCTGGTAAAGAAGTTGAAGAAATCGAAGATGAAGCTGCTGAAGAACTTGAAGAAGACAAAGCAGATGAAATCGAAGATGATATTAACGATAAAGGCGAAGTTGAAGATCTAGACGACAAAGTTGAAGATACTGAAGAAGAAGTTGAAAATGCTGAAGATCACGTAGCTGAAGAAGACGAAGTTGTTACAACAGGTGAAGAAGTTGAAGCTGAAG